AGTAAGCCTTATAGGATGCCACCTGCTTATCGGTAATCCGACCATCAGCAACCAATTTTCCTAGAGTAGCTTTTTCATTAACATTCTTCAATTCATAAAGCTCAGCCTGACTTTCTACCACCTTGACTACAGCCGCGTTGCCCGTATCTGAAACAGCATCCTTCTGCTTGGTCAAATTCGGAACAAACAAGAGCATCAAGACGCTGATGATGAGAAGAACGACTAACATTTCAATAAAAGACACTAAAATTCTCTATCTAATATAAACGAGGGAAAACGAAAACAGACCGACATCACTGTCGGCCTGCTCCTACTTTATTCAAAATCTAACAAATCACTTTCTACAATTGCTTCAAGCGCTAAAGATTTTCTTCCTTTATTTTCAAAATCAATAACAATTGTATTGTCTTTGATTTCTGTTACTTTCCCAGTTCCAAATGATGAGTGTTTGACCGTTGAACCTACAACGTCTTTGTGAGACTCAATCCAATTTGTTACTTTCTCATTTTCTTCCTGATCCTGAATAAGACCAGATTGTTTCATCAATTCGACTACCTCGAAATATCCATCTACAAATGTCTGTTTGAAATCAGAACCCATAGATAATTCTGAACGTTTCACAGGTTCTCCCAAACTTAACATCAAGTGAATAGCTTTCAAAATGACATCATCAGAGACGTTACGGCTGTCGAGCTGCCCACCGACTGCGTCGCCATAAACACCATAGAAATGGCCGTCTTCACCATCGTGACCGTAAATATCCATGATATTACTTGTACCAAGATTGCAATATACTGCCCCTTCTTCATTTACAATAGCATACGCTACATCGTTATTTTTAATTTCTTCAAGTAGTTCTTTTGCTGAAATCATTGTTAGCTCCTCCGCATATTTTGTCAATTTGATAGCATTTTCTAAACTCATTTTTTCGATTGGTGTTTTCCCTGTAACCCATCTGCTGATTGTAGTGTCACCAATTCCAGTCGCTTTAGAAATTTTATAGGCTGTTACAGTCTTTAGTAATTTTTGAATTTTGTTAAAATCTGCTTTACTCATTTTTTATTATCTCCCGAATACCAAGCAATAGCGATTGCCAAAATTGCTACAAATAATATAATTTTCATCTTGATTTTCCTCTCACTTTCGTATACAATGAAAGGCAAGGAGAGCTTGCGCTCTCTTACCTTCAAGCGATTATCTCTTCCGTGGTCTACCAAACTTAGGAGCGATTTTCGCTTTTTTATTTTGCTCTTTTAGTACCTTGTACCAAGAGCGACTCTCTTTTGAGATTGCTACTGCAATCCCTACCGCAACTGTGGCCCTTGCAAGCCACTCGTCTAGGTTGTCCATTTGTATCACCTCCTTACATTATTTATTATACCGCATTACACTGCGTTAGTCAAGTCTTTTTACAAATTTTTTTGAATTTTTTTAAAAAATTTTTGCAAATAAAAAAGCCCCAGCCTTTCGGCCAGGGGGTAGATTAAAATTTAAGAAAAAATATTTATTTTTCGCAGTTTCCGCTGCGGTTTTACGACAATTGACCCCATAGGTCAATACGGTTGCCAGCTTCGTCTGTCTGGCCAATCGCTAAATAATTACGGTTGCCAGATTCTCCGACATAAGAAATCCAGCGATAGCCATCGTTTGAGCCTTTAGAATCGTAATGGACTTTTTCGCCCGGCTGATAAACTGCCACGATTTCTCCGTCCAAGTTGGGTGCTCGGCGGACATTGATCGGAGCATCGCCAACCGTAAATGTAGCACTTTCAGCAAAGAAAGGAGTTTCATGGTTATTCATAACCTCCTCAATTTCTTCCTTGAGTTCAGCTTTTGGTAAAGCCTCTCCTTTTGGCCGAAAAGCTGTTGGATAAAGTGCCCAATAAGGAAGGGCTTGTAGATCAAACACACCACCACCATCAGGCCCGGCAGCACCACCTTGATTTTGTCCAAGGAACCAACCTTGAGTACCATCGATATCCCCAGCAAAAATGGCAATATGAGAGACAGGTGTTGGATCCGATTCCATAAATACAGCGATATCACCTTCTTCCATATTTTCAACTTCGTCAAAATAGTTTAGCATGCCATTTGTATGTCGCTGCACCCAAATGTCCTTCACATAATACGAATCAGTGCAATTTGCAAACGGCACGCCTAACCAAAGACAGTATTTAGCGTATCCGTCCCAACATTGCCAGCCAAACCAACCGTCAATATCGAAGCCGTAGCCAAGAACTTCGTCCTGAAATAATTTATATTTACGCATATTATTTTCCTTTCAATTTTTCAAACGCAACAAACCAAAAATAAGTTGCGGCAAAAGCAAACAGAGCAAGCTTCAGCGCCTGCTCTTTTATTCTATTTTTTATCATTTTTTCCCGAACTTGAGATTTTTTCGATAAACTCTCGAAAAAATGTTGTGTTAATCCCGAGCTTGTCAAAATTTTCCAGAATAGATTTTAGCTCAAAAAACAGATAACCGAAATAAAGTATCTGTAGAGCTCCAAGTCCGATTCCTTCAGGCAGCAAAATAGACAGCGGAATGCAGAAAGCTAGTAAAGCGATGCTAGCAATCTTGCGAATAATTCCGTTGATCCCTTCTTTGCTGCGAAATTCAATGTTCGGGTTGAGCTTAGCGGCCAGAGTTCCTGTGAGGAAGTCAATAGCCATAGCACCCATGATGAGTGCTAAAGTAAACACAATCAGTTCATCCTGTGTATCGATTAAGCCACGCAAACCGTGTGACCATTCCAAAACGTTAGCCTGCATTCATCACCCCTTATTCTTCTCTGTTTGACTGTGCTGGCTCTGTCCAATCTGGGTTACCCTCTGCATCAAAAGCCATGATGTAGTACTCCTGGTTAAACAAGTCAGCAACGTTGATGGTTGTTGCTGTCCCGCCCCATTGAGTAAATGCCCAGACAGTTTCCACGTCTTTGAATTGACGACGGCCATTGACGATGACAGGTCGCTTTTGGACATCGCGGTACATATAAAAGTCATTCGTCGCATTCTTGCAGCGGATGAACTCACCGTTCTCTTTCATATACCTTAAAGCTGTTTCTAAGTCAAAAGGTTCTTTGATAGTTTTAAGGTCAAGCAAAGTATTTTCAGTAGTTGTAGCCATGTTTATTCTCCTTCTTCGGCTGGTTTTGTTTGTTCTTCAAGCAAAGCCTCCAGCTCTTCAACTTTTGCTTGCAATTCAGCATTTTTTTCTTGCTCCAGGATCAATCGAGCTTTTAGTTCAATTTCTCCCAAAGTCGAGTTATCTAGCCGTTCCTTATATCCGGCTAGCATAAGATTATAAAATTTGTTATCCATAGGATCCTCTCTATATGATTTTGCCTTTTGGTACATCTCCAGCGAGCGGAAACTCGTCAACAGTTGTGTAGCTGACCGTGCCAGTCCAAACTCGATTGCCTTTCTTGTTGTTGGTATAACGAATACTTCCGTCGGTTTCCAAATGGACAATGCAGGTAGCGTCAATAGTCGTGTTAAAATTACCGGTCAGGGTCAAATGAGTTTGTGAAATAGGCCGAAATCCGGCTGGTATCCGTTCAACTGCTTTACCATTTTCTATGATTTCGTTGATGTTGCAGATAATCCGTGTCACAGACACCGTCACTAAATTCCCGATTCGCAAAAACGTAGCATTGACACCCCACATTAGACTAGACTCGGCCTGTAACCTAATTTTTTGGTTTACTGTATCGATGTTGAGAGCGGAATATCCGTTTGAATACGCCAAATCCCACGACCCCGTACCCCCACCTTTCAGCGAGTAGTTAAGGCGTTGATACGAGATGACGTCAGGCGACACTCGCATCGTATGGACCGGCTTCTCATTGGTGTCGTAAGCGTTCATCAAAATGCCGTTTGGCAGCATCTTGATTTCTTCCTTGCCTAAATTCGAGCGAGGTCCTGACTTGTTGTGGTTTGTAATCTGGATATTATCAGCAATCCTGATTTCACCTCTTGTATAAGGTGTTTCGTATTCGTTGATGATTTCTCCAGAGGTAACTCTACCAAGCTTACCGCTCAAAGCCGATAGCTCGCCCTCGATGTTTAACTTGTCGACTGTGACAGAGCCGTCAACAATCATGTCGCCCTTTACTTTCAGCAAACGGGCGATGATCTCAACATTTTCCGGGTTTTGAGCAATCATGCTAGCCAAAGTTTGGCCGTTAACGGTCTTCTCTACGCTAGAGATGATGCCGCCTTCGTTGATTTTGACTTGGCTCTTTCTGAGGACTGAGTTACTAAGCTCTTGCACAGCTTGCGTAATTTGATTAGCTCTCTGATTCAGTTCCGTTTGAGAGACTTTCCCAGCGACCTGCTGAGTAATCGTAGTCAGCTGACCTTCTGCCGTCCGCTTAAACTCAGCTAGGCTATTTTTGGCCTCGTTAAGACCAGACTCGACTCTGCCGACTTTATTCAGCGTTTCCTGCGCTGACTGCTTCCAAGTGTTAAAACTGGTCAATGATCCATTGGCTGCGTTAAGGGCAGCTTGCACAGTGGCCAGTTGGCCGTCAATGCCTTGCTTGTACTCAGCCAATTTGGTATCTGCGTAGCTCGTTGCGTCTTCAGGTGACGGGCTCCAGCTTGTCGCAACAGCACCTAACTCGATTTTAGGTGCGCAGATTTCGACGCTTCCAGCACCGCTTTGACCAAATTGGAGTGAGTTAGCCACAACATCAGCAGTAAATGTAAATGAGTACCGCTGCCAATCTCTGTTTGAGATGGTTTTGTACAATTTGCGGTTGGTATCATTGTTATTTGCCCATGACCTGATTAGCAGACCGACTGTTGGACTCGGGCTATCACTGGCCACTCGAGCATAGCAAGATACAGTGTATTTCTGACCGACCACAAGAGCCATGGCAGATTGCGATAAATCTTTATTGCCGACTGTGTTGTTGACAATACGGATCATGCTCTTGATTAGTGGGTTAGGAGGGCTTGTGACGGGTACAACCTGAGCTGTACCGTTTCCTCCGCTAGTAGCCTGCCACTTACCAGTTCGCCAATCACCGCCGACCAGCAAAGCCGCTGAGTTGCGCAAGAGGTTTACACCTCCCTCACTCAGCTCCTCAAACCGCCTCGTCAGCCCTCGCACGTCCTCTGTGTGCTGCGCCTTAGCCACATAGCCAGCCTCGATAGCCTTGCGCTCGGCTTTCAGCTGACGTGCGGTCTCCTCACGGGAGAAAGAGCGCAAAGCTTCTGAGCGTGTGCCGTCAGCGTTGACATAAGCCTGCACAGCCGACAAGTCAGTCCGCAAGCCTTGAGCTGTCCGTTCAAAGGCCGCCTTGGCCTCGGTGATGGGGCTTTCTGCATCCTCTGGGGCTTTTGACCAGCTGGAAGGAATGGTCGCTTTCTCAATTTTAAGAAAGTCCGCCACAGAATCGTTTGGTGACAGATTAAGCAGATTGCCTGTGAAAAGATAGTCTGTATTTAATTCGACAAATTTATCGCCCTTGAAAAGCAAGACTGCATCTTCTTTGTTGCAGCTGAATTTAATGCGCAGTTCTGAGTACGGTTTTGTAATTTTAAACGATTTTTTAAAAGGTCCTTCTTGGCCTATCCATGCAACTGCACTGTACGCTCCGTCGTCCCAGCGAAATTGCAATTGGAGAGTTGGTTTAGCCGTGTTCTTGGTAGTCTTTGCTTCAAATCTGTATGTTTCAGATCCAAAACTTGCTTTGACAGTCGTTGTATTAAAGACTCCCATCAAATTTCGGCCGCCGACAACTTGACTCGCAAGTTCCTCTCTCAACCGTCCAGCCTCAGCCGTGACCAAGGCCTTATCGGCCTTGTCTTTCGTGGCATTGACGATTTCCTGACGGATTCCGCTTGCCCGCACTTCAAACTCGGTCGTGCTGAGCTTTTGATTCAGTTTGTTCTGCGTGTCGGTCTCTAAGCTCTTGACTGAGGCTAATATCCTATCTGAGAGCAAGGTCAGGGCACTTGAGTCCGCTTTGGTACTAAGTCCCTCACGCAAGCTGGACACCCCAGCTTCCAGCGAGTCAGCGCGCTGTTTAAAGGCCGATTCAACCGCTGAGATTTGGTTTTCGGTATCTTCTGGAGCTTCTTTAGGACTTGTTGCTAATGTGCCGTTTTCAAGCTGGGGCGCAAGGACATCTAAGTATTCTCCTGCCTCAGCATTTACGAGATAAACATAGCCAATCGATACAGCTCCAGCTCTATTTCTAGTGCTAGTAAACGATAGCTTTGTCCAATTTTCGTCAGCCAGAGTAAAAATAGGCGAAACGCCAGAATTATCATTAACTTGCCAATAAGTCTGCAGCTTAACCCTTTGACCCCTTTTGCCTTTAATCCAACAAGACATCGTGTATGTGCCTTGCGCAAGGACAAGACCATCTTGTGCGATGCCGATTTGGTCTCTAGCATTGCTGGAAGTAAGACGTATCGCTTTATCAAAACCAGTTGCTGGGCTATCTGATACATCAATCGTCTTTGCTGTCCCAGCGCCTGATGGCCTAAAGGTTCCTGATGTCCACAATCCGTTAGCTAGCGCCATGCGTCTTGTCCCTCGGATATAATTTCGACCCCCAACCTGCACACTCGCAATCCGACTTTTCAGCTCCTCAGCTGTCTGCACCAGCTCAGACTTGCTGGCCTTGCCATCTGCCACATTGGCCAGCTCTGCCAGCCTGCGAGTAGTCGTCTGCTCATAGGTCGCCTGAGCGGATTTCACGCCCGCAAGTTCAACCTTCGTCTGGTCGAGCGCTGAGACTTGCTTGGCTATCTCAGATTCAGCTTGGCTTTGCTTGGTGCGGATAGAGCCGACATCCGAGCGGATTTGACTGATATTGCTATTCAACTGACTCTGAGCCTGCGTCAGATTCGCCCTGACACCTGCAAGATTGTTTTGGACATCTGTTAATTGGGATTGAGCTGCTGTTACAGCTTTTTTCAATTCTGCGGTATCAGCTGGGTCTCCTCGCTCACCCTTCGGCCCTTGAGGTCCTACAGCTCCCTGCGGGCCACGTTCGCCTTGAGGACCTCTAGCTCCAGTCTCTCCTTTGTCGCCTTTAGCTCCAGTTGCTCCGGTAGACCCTTTGGGTCCTTGCGGTCCAGGGTCTCCTTTAGCTCCATTTTGACCATCGTTGACATTAGTAAAAGTCAACTGCTCTCTAGCTACTTCCTGTCCTTTTACCAAGGCTATAGCTGTCAAGGTAAGGGATTCCCTCATCCCTGCCGCTGTGACCTTATGGCTTGGAGCTTGGCCAAAATCCTCGTTATCAATCAGCCACTTCCAAGTACATTCCACAGCCCTATTGCCCTTTTTGAGCGTTGGGAAGACTGTGGATTCGCCCTGGTTGTTTTTAAAGATATGGCCATTATCAGTAGCGAGACTAACTGAATACGGCTTCGCTTCTTCCAGCATGTTTTCTAAACGTTGCTGAAGACTGCTTGAGACTTTGTTTTCAATCGCTTTAAAGTTAGCAAATACGGTCTTGTTCTCGCCAGTACCTGTAAAGCTCATTGATTGTTCAAAGACTCGCATTTGTAACAGTAGTGCTGGATAAAAGCCATCATCCTCAACCTCAACAGTATCTCCGGGCCCATAAGGCAAATATCCGTCTACCTCGTAAGTTACCGCTGGATAGCAATTCTTTTTCAACTCTCTAAGAGCGCTAGAGCGGATAACCTCTTTACTTGCGGATTCGACCGTAAAATCCTTTCGGATCCATTGGTCGGCCATTGTCCCGCTAGTAAATGCTGCTGGAAACATGCTCATCGATAGCGGAGCGTAGAGCATATCCCCTCTTTGGAAAAACTCAATCTCTCCTTTTTCATTTTTTATTTCCAGCGCTTGCATTCCTGCAATCGTTACGACTTCGCCTTCTTCCGTCTTGCCGGTTGGCCGCGTGGCGTTGTAAATTCCAGTTGTGTCAACCGTGCGAGTGAGAGAGCGAAAATCTCGCCCATAGCGCAAAATTTTAGGCTGGACCTTGCCAACCCCTTGATGTGTGGCGTCGTTTTCGTGGTACACGTTGACCACAAATGCTTTGATAGAGCTGTCATCATTAAGCCTTGTTTTAAACTCAATTTCAGCCCCGAACTTATTAGCCAAAGAAAGCAAACGAGCCAGTTTAGTATCCTGACCTTCCCATTCGGCAGTGATTTTCTTGTCAGAAACTTCGTTTATCCCAATCTGTAGCATGGTGAAATTGAGCAAATCCATGGCTTCGCAATACTCTTTAAAAGACATCGCTTTAGGCGCTTTATATGGATTTGCGTATTCATTGATCAACTCAAGATTGAGGTTTACGCAGTTGACTTTGATCACTTTTTCATTTTCAACTGTTTTCCGGACGGTAAAGAGCTGGGGTTCTCCTTCATATTCAAAAGAGATGAAATTCTTTTCGCTCAAAAGATTATAAGCTCGCTTTGAATGCGTGTCTGTGCTCAAGGCTTTTTTTGCGACTGCGAGGTCAAAGGTGGCAGCACCGGTCTCGAAAAAACGAGTCCATGTGTCGTTAAAATAATTCAAAGTGGTCTGCTTGTCATTGTCGATCGAAGCAACAGGATGCAAATGAGCATCATGAATTGTTAGTAACATTTATAACCACCTTTCCTCAAAATTGACCGCCACTGTCGGCTTAGCCTTTGCCCAGCTCGAACAGTAAACCTCTAGCTTACTGTTGCCGGGCGGAACTTTTAGCCAACTTGAACCATGGACGCGGTCGCTGAACTTGTTCAAGCCGTCCACTGTAATACCGTCATTTTCGCAATCTATCACGACCGTCGATCCTGGTCGATACCGATTTGGAACATCACGAATCCCTGTGACAAAATCTTTGCGATATACAAGACTATCTAGATAAAGATGACTTATCATCGGATTGTTGCTGATAGATCCGATGATAACTTGGATTTTGGCTGTTTTTATGCCTTTAATTTCCGGAACGTGGAACTGTGGATAAGTCCCCCACCAAAACACTTGCACCATGTCATCACGGCGCTGAATGTCAGACCAGCCCCTCTCTGCGTTAAAGGGGTTGTGATGATCGTAATGTGTTCCGGTGAATTGCCATTTCTTAACAAGACGCGGTCCATTGTCTCCACGGACCAAGAAATTATATTCACATTCCAAGCCGAACCATCTTTTGTAAATCTCTACTCCATAAATAAATCTTCCGGTGCTGTCGACGAAGTTTATTTTCATAAACCCCATCTGATTACCGGAACCGAGCCAACAAATCTGCCGCCACCAGAGGTAATCATTCAAAGCACCTCTTTGGCCAGAACTATCAACTGGAATGTCCCAAGAAATCGTTCCGGAGTTGTTGCCTGGAACTAGAGCTAAGTGTGGTCGTCCCCAATTGTTTTCAATTCTGAGCGCTCCAGATTCTTTCCTAGCTGCAGCAAATCCTTTTGTGATCCCATTGTTCGTCACATAATCAAAGAGGATTTCTGACTGTTTGTAAGTTTCTAAATCAGTCTCCTCTCGATTGCCCAATTCTAAGGCGCCGCTAGGATTGACTAAGCCAATATACCCATTTTCAGCATTGTTTCTGACAGTAACTACAGGAAACGCATCAACGTTGCCGTTGTTTACCAAGTCAAATACCAGCTTGTTTCCCTCTTGCTTAGGGTTGTCAAATCGCTTGTAAGTGATAGCGTGGGCTACGCCATCAGGAATCAAAATATTGAACTCCCCTTTTTGAAACCAGCGGGCAACATTGTCCATATCCACAGCTCCGACGGCCATGCCAAGATAATATTTATCAGGCTCATCAGATATCGTGATCCGCACCGGGTTCTTTGTGTTTAGGATACTTGCCAGAGCGTGTTTTGTGCTTTCGGCATCTCTAGCTGTCTTTTTATGGATTGCAAATTTTACTTTGATTTTTTTAGGCCCTATCTTCAAATCTTGTACATTGACACCTAAAAAAGGAGCATCATTTGTCGTGACGCTCCTCTCATTTCCGACTGGTCGGATAACTTCAATTATCCGGATAACCTCAGAGAGGTCATGATTGTTATAGATGATTGTATCCATTATGTTATTCCTCTCATCATGTTATCTAGTAATAACTTATCATTTTGATAATCGGTCATTGGTTTACCGATTTTAGCAACTAGAGCTCCGTCGTCCAACACCATGTTCACAGGTCGTCTCACGGCTCGTTCAGCAACTTCAAGTGCGCGTTCTACAAGATTGTTAGATTTCTCTTGTACAACCTTAACGCTGGCTTTTATTGACCGTTCTAGGTCTGATTTGACCTGCACTGTTCTAGACAGCTGCGATTGACCAACGCCAATGATGTCTTCCGGAGCATATTTAAAGGCTCTGATTTGATCGTAAACATCACCCATTGCAGCGTCTACTTTATGCGCATCCGCTAAAATACCAACAGCCATACCTTGAGAAATGTAACGACCGACATTATCCCGAAATAGTCGAGACGGCGAGTGGATACGAGCTTTAGCCTGTGCTGCACGTTCAGCTTGCGCCACTAAGGCATTCGCCGCGGCCGTGACAGCACCAAGGGCTGAATACATACCTTGGGCTAATCCTTGGCCAATCATAGCACCGACATAACGCATAGTTGCAGCTCCAGACATACCAACGGAACGAGCGGCGTTTACCAGAGAGCTCATAGCACTCCTTACTTGCCCCCCTCCCCCTCGGATTCCTTGAGCGATATTCTGCGAGGTCTGCTGTCCAGTCTGGCGACCTTGCGAAATCATCTGACTACCAGTAGAGCGGACCACAGAAAGCATCATTTGCATAGAAGATTGAACTTGTGCAGACATTGATGCAAAAGCTGCAATCGCTGATGCCGTACTTGCTGAAATAGCTGTAATCTGGCCAGAGGCGCTTGCAGCGCTTGTTCCAACTTGCACAAAGGTAGCAGAGACTATCGTAAGGATTGAGTTGATTGCTATAACCTGAGCACCAAATACAGTAAAGCCCATGGCAGCCTGTAATAAAGCAGGTGTGATCGTCGTTACTTGAGTTCTCAATGCTGTAATAGGAGCATTGATAGCTGATAGACCAGCGATACCAGAAACGGCCTGACCTACGAAACTAGCAAAACCCGATGCGGCTGATGCAAGAATTGAAGGTAATGCTGTAACAGCGGTCTGTACAGATGTAATTCTAGTTGCAAAATTCGTTAACCCTGAAACTGCTGCATTAGCTTGACTTGATACTGTTGTCATGCCAACGCCGAGTGTTTTCATGGCATTTCCGGCTTGAGCCAATCCTGCTGATTTACTTGCAATATTTCCAACACCGAGCGCAACCGCCCCAAGAGAGGCGGCCATATCACCAAGATTAGTGTTAGTAATCATAACTACGCCTTGAGCAAGCAACTTAAAGCCTTGACCAGCGCTTAAAGCAGCTCGACCAATCGAATCAAAGATACCAGATACACCGTTTAAAATGGTCCTGACAGCATTTCCAAAGCCCTCTATCACGCCTTTCGCTCCGTCAAGTACACTTTTGATGACATTGCCTAGCGTCCGGAATAGATTGGCTATGCTGTCTATTATCGGACTTATCTGAGCGACTAAGGTCGTAAATGCCTCGGCTATTGATTGCAGCACAGGAGCTAAAGCCTGAGTTATCTGCACAACAGCTGGCATAAATGGAGTCAAGGACTGTACTATCTGAACAATCGCATCTGCGACAATTTGAGCTACTGTCGTAAACACATTGCCTATGATTTCGACAATTGGGGTCACGGCCTCGACGATGGCTGCGACACCTTGGCTAAAAGCGCTGATTACAGGCGGTAAAACGGAGGCGATAGAGGTTATTGCTTCCCCTAATGCCGAGACAAACGGAGCGGCCGCACCGAATGCTTGTCCGAAAGCTACGATTAGAGGGGCCAGATTAGCCAATGCAGATGTCACAATCGGCAGCACACCAGCTACCGTGACAACAGCTTGGGCAAAAGCTCCGATAATTGCAGTCGCTACGGTAGCAAAGGCTTCTCCTACCGCATTAATGATAGTAGCTACCCCTTGGCCTTGTGTAGCCAGTAGAGCGAACCCTGCGGCTATAATTGCAACTCCTGCGCCGATACCGACTGCAGCAGTGGCCACAGCTCCGCCAAAAGCTAGGATATTGGCCACGCCTGCGGTTTGCAAGGCTGCGCCAAAGGCTAGTATGACCTGCGAAACCCCGCTTAATGCCGCCTTGATACCGACACCTATGCCGGTTGCAGCGGATTTGACAGCCCCTCCGATAGAGCCAATAACAGAGCTCAAACTGCTCAAAATTTGAGCGATTTTAGACCGTCCCTGCGTAATAGCTTCAGATGCTCCGCTTGCAGCTTCTGTTGCATTCCTTTTGAAGATGTTGAACGGGTTGAAGGATTTTAAAAAGTTAAAGGTTTTGAAGCCGGCAACTAAACCAACCAAACCGCCCACTATCGCCTGAATTGCTCCAGCCGGCAGCGAACTAATAAAGTTAGCTGCTACAGTTGCAGCCTGAGAAAGCCACTTGACTACATTTCCTAACGCTGTGCCAAGAGTAGACCAAACCGAAGCGTCTGCAACACTGGTCACAACATTGCTGTAAGCAAAAACCAAGCTGTCAAAAGCGGTTTTCAAAGCCTTGACCGCCCCTGTATCTGCAAACGAGGTCATGAATTTCTGAACAATCTGAGCACCAGCTGAAATTGTGTTCAATATCGAACCTATCACGTTTGATATTGTGAGTAAGATTGATGTACTACCTCCAGCAGATTGAAACGCTTGACTGATTGCACTTATAGTCCCTTTTACACTATCAAGAGCTAGCTTGAATTTAATGATCAAAGCAGGATTGAATACCGTACTAAAAGCCTTTTGAATAGTAGTTATTCCTTTTGAAACATCAATTTTATCTAGGAAGTTTCCGAGATCAGTAGCCAGCTTGTCAAAGTTGATTTTCTCAAGAGTGTCAGATAGAGCATTGACTGCCTTAATACCAAACTGATTGAGTTTCTCAAAGGCTGGCATTAGCTTATTAGAGAGGCTTTCTTTTGCCCCGTCTATAGCTTGATCAACCGTCTTGAACTCCGTAGCCATCTTTTGGAAAGCGTCAGAGTTCCCTGCACGGTTCATAGCGTCAAAGAAATCCTCTGTCTTGATTTTGCCGTCTTGAACAGCTGATACCAGCTCAGCGGTAGACATCCCCATCTCTTTAGCAACTGCTGCCATACCAGCAGGGGCTTGCTCCATCATGATTTTAAAGTCCATCCAGGCTACTTTAGGCTTACTTGCCATCTGAGTAGCTTGAGTAGATAGTGATTTCATGGCTTGGGCTGGGTTTTCCGCTGAGGCTGCAAGCCCACCAAATGCCTTAACCAGACTACCAACATTCTTAGTACCGACTGCGTCAAGTTGTGAGTAGGTGCTTGCCATGTCCGAAGCGGAATAGATCGTCTTGGTTGCAAAGTCCTGCATCTCAGTCTTCGCTTTTCTTATTTCGTCAGAAGAGCGACCGAAGGCTTGCAAATTCCCCTCAAAGGTCTTCCAAGCTTTTTGCGAACTGTTCAACTCTCCGACCATTTCCCGAATACCAGAGCCAACCATACCTATACCGGATGTGATAGCTGAGCTAACGAGGTTAGCACCTAAAACAGACTTAAACACTGATCCGAGCTTAGCGCCGCTTTCACTCAATCCGCCAAGCAAGCTTTTTAATTTAGAGACTCCTGACTGAGCCTTATTGCTATCCATTTCAACTTGGATAACAACTTTACCATCTGCCATTTACATCCTCCTTTCTAGTCCCAACTATCTTCTTCGGTTTCATCGTCGGCCTCTTCATCAGGCAAACGGAATTCCTTCTGGAGCTCGCGCATCTTTTGGATGTATTCCGAACTATCCCCTTTTTGAGGCTCATAAGACCGGATTTTTAACACTTCAACAAACTTTGTGCCTTCAGGAAGCCCAACAAGAAGAGCATTGAACTTTTTCCAATGAAGCTTCCCTATCTCTTCGATTAAGTCGATTTTGTAGGCCTGCATAAACGAAGCGAAAACATAATCGCCATCATACCTCAGATTATAGAGTCTCTTCTGCGACTTATCTGCTGAGACGGTCTTGATAACATTCCCGGCCAAGTCATACTCGACATCGTTGTCAGCTTTTCTGGGTTGAATATGTTCTTCAAAAATTGCCCTCACAATTTCCATTGCTTCATCTACCGTTAAATTCTCAAAAGAGACGCCGGTCAGAATCTTCAAAGCGAGTAGCGGGCGCATGATTTCAGGGATTTTCTTATCTCCCCACATTTCAAAAAGTTTTAAGACCCTGTCAAACGACAAGAGCAGCGGGAAAATTTGCTCTTCACCTTCGATTTCTAAAACAAGCTCATCTACTAGCTTCCTCGAAATATCCAACATGGCATCACGTTAGATACTTCTTGAGGGTATCTTCCGAATTGCGCTCCAGGTATTCTTTTTGAATGCCAAGAATGGCCTGAAGCAAATAATTGAACGCAATCGTCGTGTCTTCGCCTGCAAATTGATACACTTTCGGGAAAGCGTCCGGGCCGAACAATCTGCTCCAGCCTTCTTCTGTGATTTCCATCGCTTGAATCGCAATTTCTTCATCGGTTAATTTGCTGATTTTTTCCCACCTTTTCGACAAATCATCACGATAATTGTCAAGGTTTTTCACACCCTTGTCATTTGCAGTATATTCAAGCTGAAATTCCCCAAAATCGATTGGGATGACATTGCTGATTTTTTTAATTACAACCATAAAAATTCTCCTTTCAAAAAGAAAAAGGCGTGATATTTCACGCCCTAGCCTTATCCTGGCACGACAGCCGACTTCTTAGGAGTGCGGCGCCATACGATCTTAAACTTGATGCTTTCATTTTCGGAAGCTTCACCGTCTCCAATTTCGATTTCAGAAAGACGGGCTGGTCCTTCGTATTGGGTCTTCCCTGTAGAATCAACTTCTTTGTACCAAACCAGCAGATCATCGCCCACCGCGTCCTGTTTATCCGCGATAAAGTTCTGAGCTTTGTCGTCTGTATCACGCAGACCTTCAAAAGAGCGTCCGCGTTTTTTTGATACTACCAATTCTTCAACAGTTCCGTCTCCTGCAAAATCTGAAAAGTCATCTGTCTTTTCATCGTTATCAGGAGATGACCCTTTAATTCCTTTTGCAATCCAGAGATACTCTTGTGCAGTTGGTGGAGTATCAGGAGTCGCTTCCTTGTATGGTCCGATGTAATGTTTACGTTTTACGTTTTTGTTCTTTACCATCTATTATTCTTCCCTTTCTATTTCAAGGCTAGCTGTAACGTCTAGCAAGTAAATATAAAAACCTTGCTCATCTAAGTCGTTTAAGTACGGCTTATCAACTGCAAGGCCTAAAAAGTTGTATGACTTGTTCTTGCTTGGCAAATTCAAGTCCATTTTTGATAAGGCAGCATTTATCTGCCAAAGTATCGTATTGTTTAAAGCTTGGTCTCTTGACTTGATCGCAATTTCAAAAGGCAGGCTGACTGTTTGTGTTCCAGCCATATCCTCGTCCTCTACCTTTCCTCCTGGAAGCGGGTAGATTACCAACCCTTCTTTTTTGTCCAGATATCCGAGAGCGGACGGAATTTTTGATTGAATACCTTTGATATGCTCAAGCAAGACCTCTGAAAAGTCATTATTCTGCATTATTTCACTCCCATAGCTCGTAGACCAACGTCTGCCCATCTTTGGGCATAGAGCGGCACGGCTTTCTTATCCCATCTCGGACCCGTTCCAGGCGTCGGCTTTTGGCTCAGAAGCCTCTCTTTGTTCGCAAAGAAGAACTTTCTCTGCTTATCTGAAAAGAAGCCTTTCCGTTTCCGGCCGTAGTAAACGATTCTAGCGTAAGGCTGCGCATACACTATAGCGTCCTTCCTGACGTGGCCGCTAGACCGTAGAACTCCTCTTCGTTTCGGGACGAAGGGATCCATATCTAGCAGTGCCTGATTAGCTATAGCTAGCTTCCCTTTTGCGAAATTTTCCGGAGAAACTTTCTTCTCAATGCCTTTTAGGTCAATCTTGATTGAAACACCACCCATCAAATCACCTCGATTTCGTAAGCCAGAAGCTTCTTGGTGAACGGGTGATATTGAGGGATGATGCTACGGACAATGTAGAGCGTGCCTTTGTCGTCAACGACACCACCTATAAAGCTCTTGTCGAGCTCTACAGGACAGTATTTATGATATACAATCACCGTCGACGGCTTATTTTCGCTTTGGTGATTGCCTGACCCAGTCTGAGAAAACGTCCTATCGAATTTACACGGAGAGAGCAAAAGAGGCTCTGAATAAGTCTCTTTTCCCCAGTCATCCTTGCTCAATCGTTTCTGGATCGTCACCGAATCTGGTAGCATTCGTTTATCTATCATAATCAACCCTCGCAAAGCCAAATCCAGCCAATCTTAGCCAGTTTTCAGCATCTCTAGATAGATTGTATCTTTCGGCCAGTGAAAGCATTTGGGCGCTGTTTTGGTTGCCTCCACGATAGCTGACAGAGGTCCGCCCGACGGTCATGCTGGCCATTGTTTGCTTGTCCTCGGCGGTCATGATTCCTGAGCTATCCAAATAAGCAATCTGGAAAGCTGTAGCAAGTTTGACAGCCTTTTTCCGAGCATCATGGTCGTTTTCAAAGCTATTGCGAGAGTAGAAATCCCGAATATATGCATTGATAGCGAGTTCAGCACGCTTCAGCAATTTGTCAAAATCGCCATCCACGTCAAAACCAAGCTCATCAAATTCATCTTTTGTCAAGTAGGTCATCTACTCACCTCCTTATGAGGCGGTATCGGCCGCCTTCGCATTCTTAGCTTCTTCTTCGATGCGCTCTAAGCCATCTTCATCGAACGCAGCCTTATACATTTTGTTGATTTTGTCAGCTTCGCTTACTTGCAAGTCATAGACTTTTCCTTCGTCAAAGTGACGATCAGATTGGACCAGGTAGAAATTTGCTTTAGCTTTAAATTGTGCCATTTAATTTATTCCTCCTCATTGCCTTTTTCTAAAAGGGCTGCAAGATCCTTTTTAGTAACTTTGCCCTCTGGAAGCGGGATAGAGCGCTCTTCAAGAAGAGCTTTCAATTCATCCACAGTCATTTTGCTGTAAGGATCAGAGACAGAATCTTTTTCTTCTTTCTTCTCCTCGAATCCGTCGGCAATCAATTGAGCTTCAAGTTCACTGCCTTCTTGGACAGTATAGACTTGATTGTCTTTCTCATACTTCTTCATGTTTTACCCCCTGTTAAGCTGATTTGTGAGACACATAGACACCGTCTTTTTTAGTCTCCAAAACAAAGAGGTCGTGGTAAAGACGGTTTTGGTACAGATACCCGTCGCCTTCAGTGTGTTGGCCTGGGGCGAAGAGATAGATTGAGTTGAATTTAGCCTTCGCGATAACTGCTGGCTTAGCAACGATCAAGAAGTTGATATCTTTACCATCTGAAGCTTTTACAAAGCCTGTCGTAAAGTCAAACTTAGTTTTGAAGCGCGCATCGTCCCAAACTTCGATGAGTTGAACTCCATCAAGCGAAGTGACACGGGTATCAATTCCTTGAGGAGATGTAGTAGCGATTGAGCGTGTGAACTCTTTAGAGCGCTCTAAGAAGTCCATTACCTCACTAGATACATACATAACGATATTTTGGGCTCCGTATTTACGAACTGGCAAAAGGGCAGCCTTCAAACGTGAGTAGATATTCACTTCTGACAAGTCGGTTTCAGACTTAAAGTGGCTGTCCGTGATAGCTTCTGTAGCGATTTTAGAGAAGCGGTAAGCATCAACTTCTGGAGTTGCATGCTCTGTGATGAATGTGTTAGACACATTAGCAGCTGAAAGTTCTTGGTTAGTTTCGTCTACGTCTGCAGCATCTACGAAGAACTCAACGTCACGGTCAAATCCGAGCGTGTAAACCTTCTTGTCATTTGAGACTGTACCAGCGTTGTAGCCTTTAGAGCGTGTGTGGGCCTTATAGCCAGTTACAGAGATTGTCGGCAATTCGAACGACTTAGCGCCCAACCAGTTCACCTGTGGTGTTTCCAAAATACTTGTGAGAGCACCTTGCATCAATTTCTTCTCAAACGTGCCCTCGTGTTTAGTGATGTAGTTAATTGTCATTGATCATTCTCCTATCATTTTGTTAGTCCTAGAGCCTTCAAAAAGGCATCTTCTTGATTCGTTCCAGCTGTCGGATTTCCTCCAGTTGAAAACGTTGGTTTCTTATCCTCGACTTGCTCTGTACGACCAAACTGAGGATATTTCTGCAACACTTGACCAATAGCGTCCTCGATAGATACCTCATCGGATACCAAGCGCGCAGACAGAGTGATGACATCGTCCACAGATTCAGCGTTCACTCCCAAAGTTAGAGCTGATAACTTAGCTTCCAGACTTTTCTTCTCTGACAAAGCCTGCTCCAGTTCTTTCTCTTTAGTAGCAAGTGCTTCTGACTGCTTCTCAGCCTCGCTCTTCTGTGAGTCCTTCCACTCTTTGAGCTGTTGAAGTCCTTCCTTGGCACTCTTGAAATTTTCAAACCCTAGGTCTTTGAAGATTTTCTCTTGTGCTTTCTTGGCTTCTTTAGCGACAAGGCCGGTCACCTCATCTTGGGTGAAAGTCTTGACAGGCTGCTCTTGAGTTTGTGACTCAGTGTTTTCTCCAGCATTTACTGGCTGGTCAGTTTGTGTTTGAATGTCTTCTGCCATTCTTGAATTCCTCCTAGAATTAGGTATTATCTTCCGTTCTTTACCGACTGCGGATAAAGTCAAGCAAAAAACCGTACGGGATTTCCATACGGTTTATAGTGGTTTATAGCAATTTATTGAGATTTCTTCCGATCGGTTGAAAAAAAACGCATTGTGAGTTATAATTAAGTTAAGGTAAAGGTGGTCTAACGCCCATGAAGCAGCTTGCTGTGGAGGCGGTGGGTCACCTTTATTTTTTATTCGATTTTAAAATGTCTATCAATTCTTCACCGTCTTTTATAATTGCGATTCCCAATCCGCGACGGTTTAGGCGGTATACTTTTTCAAGCTGAGAGAGTATTTCATCGTTGGATAATTTTGTTCTCGTCACATCAAATACAATGTTTTCGGATTGTTGTTTCGTCTTTCTTAAATTTCCATCTACAACGCTCTTTCCTGAACCAGTTATCTCTTTCAGGTCAAATTTCAAACCATCAACTAAATAGTCTGGGCTCGGGATTTTTTCTGGGAAGTTAACTCGCGGCGCCATTTGGACGTGTTTTCCAAACGTTTTAGACAGCCATTCTCCTACTTCTTTCTCTTTTTGAGAATAATCTAGCACTACATGCTTGCCATCGACTTGATATTTCTGGCCGTTATGTTCCCAGAAATTCATTTCTGTGACCTTAGCTTTGCTAGGGTCTGCATTTGACAGCCATTTCTCTTTTACAGAAACATAAGACTTATTACCAGCATGCCCGTCGCTTGCTGGTTTTTCGTTTTTCTTGAAGAGTCTTTCTCTAGCCTCATCCCGTTTCAGGAACGGGTGCTTATCGATGTAGTCTTTCAAGGCAGCGTTTTGGGTGCCTATCTTGCTCTTGTACTTATCCATCAGCTCTTTATCGCCCAACTTCTCAGCGACGTGGAGCTTTTCTTTATTTGCTCTGATAGACCGTTCTAGAGCCCTCTGCTTAGCCTCTGCGTTGGCGTTTTCGATTGCTTGCTCTGGCGTTATCTCTGCCACGTCCTCTCCCAAATCAGGCTTGTAGTTTGCTCCTGGAATGAAAGGCGTCAGCATGTGGCCACAATGAATGCCAAGGCAGCCGCTGGGATTTCCGTATCCGTAATCTTCCAAAGACAGAATACGCTCGCCATTTTCGGTCCGAGCTGGTCCGTAGGTTACTATCTGATGCTGCAAAGGTGCGCACATTTCGCGAGCAGAGCTTTTTTTAGAGTAGTAAAAGGTATCAATGCCCAGCTCTTCAGCTGGTCTAGTTCGCATTTCTCGAAAAGTTCGATAGGTTGTCGTCTTGATAACCATTCGGGCATAATTGTCAATCTTCCAGTTACGCCCAGCGCTATCTTGAAAACCTTGAAAGCCTTTCTCTTGCCACTTCATGACCGTATCAGAGATAGCTTTATCAGCCGTAGAAAGTCCAGTGACCACTCTAGCCACAGATTGCTCCACAATCCCTTGATAAGCTCCAATAACAGCTCTAGGAAGTGTTGTATTGATTAGGTTATGGATATCTCCGACGGCTTGACTTGCATAATCAGCAAGAATTTCTTGAATGTAATTGCTATTTCCTGCAGATCCTCTGCCTAAATCTTCCAAAAGTTGCTGTTTGGTGTCTGTGTAGAGCTTCAAACCCTCATTTTCGACAATGTAGCGCAACTGTTCTTCAGCTACTCCAGAATATTCAGAGATTAACTTCAGGTTCTCCTCATTCAGCATGTGCATCTGTTGCATCTTCTCAAGCTGCCAGATGTACGGTTGCTTATCAAGATAGACAGTGCCTCGTTCTGTCACACGTTCGACCACATTGTCAAACAAGTCCAAGGCTAACTGATGATAAATATCTGCGACATTGCTCGCTTGAAGTAGCAGTTGCTCGTCATTGAACTGGATTGGTGGTCTTTTGTTCCCTTTCATTTAACATCCTCTCTAGCAATGTTCCTGGCTTTTCCATAAAGAGCTTAGCAGGGTTTGGAGCTAACGAGAAAATCTTTACAAATAGGTTCATTTAATCACTCTCCGTAAATATCAATGTCTTGTCGGCTTCGCTGACTATTGGCCGTGTCCATCGTTTCCTGATTGATTGCTTGGATCATCTTCTTAGCGTCAGCCTCTGACATGTTGAAAGCTTTCTGGATAGCGTGAGCCTTACTGACAATGCCGCTGGCCAAAGCCTTGGTCCAATAATCAAGCTCGTTGTTCTTGTCAGTGAAAACTCCATCGTCAAGATTGATTGCAATCTTCTCCATTTGTGGAATCGGACCGCTATACAATCCATACAGACTACCAATCTCGCAGATTGAGATAATCAACTCTTTCAAAGACTGCTCGACCAGACTGACAATACTGTTTCTCATTTGGTAAGTGTCACTATTTTCAGAGACTACCTCAGTCGCAGTCTTCAAGCTCTGGCCATCGAACGTAAACATTCCAGCAGACACACCCAGAAGCATCTCAAAGAGACTCAGCCCCTCGTTAATGGTCTTGATGTAGTCATCTGCCCTGATTGCTGTCGTGAGGTCTGTGATACTTCCGCCGTCCATGTCGCTATTTGACAAGCGCAAGTAGACATTTTGCTCAGCGTCAAAACGCTTGACGATGTTAATGTCACCATTATCAGAAACCATTCGAGTTTCTGTTAGATTTTCAGGAACTGCCACTCGACGTTGACCCATTTTGACTTCCCACTTGAACTCGTCATAGGTCGTATTGATGAAATCAATTGTGCTCTTAGCATTATCAAAAATAGATAAGCCCAAAGGACTGTTAATGTCCTTGTTATTCATCCCTGGAGGTTTTAGATACGAAAAAAGCGGTCTTGTCAGACCGTCAAGTTCAACTTGCTCTTCTAAATCCTCATAGACTTCAGCCAACGGCACACGTCCGCCGACTTGCTCAGGTTCCTCAGACCTGTATAGCTCGTTTGAAATGATGTACTTCCCATCCTCGGCCCATTCGTGAAACTCAATTAAGGTATAGTAGATATTCTTCTGGCCTGCAGCCTTAATCGTTTTAGTCACGATAGCAGCACTTGAGACATCTTGGGTGTTAGATTGAAGCGGTAAAAAGACAGGCGCTTGGATGAATGACACCCGCACTCGTCCGTTGTCTACATAAGGCCTCATAGCAAGACCGCCCAAAGCCAGACAGCTCTCAAGATAGCGTTCAAAGTTCTTGTTAAAGCGGTCATTCTTTAAGGTCTCTTGGATGAATGCGTCTGCTTGCTCGTCGTCCAGCTTAATTGTAGCCTGCTCATTAAAGACTAGACTAGCAATCTTCTTAGCAGCGGTTCGAGCGATTGGCAAATGAGTCGCTTCTCTTTGTTTCTTGATGCCGTCCGTATTTGTGTATGTTATCTTCGCGATGTTGCTCTGATAGTATCTTAGATTCTCATTGATTCGACGATACTCTGCGCTTGTCACTGCGATTTTAGGATGGTCTGTGATACTTGCGAGACTTTCTGTAGTCATTGCATACTGTCCTCTCTTAAATAGATTTTTGACAAATTGTATAATGCCCATTTATCGGCTCCTTGTTGCTAAAAATTAGCGTAACGCTTATAAAATACGTTCACACTATATCTAAATTCGTCCATAGCGTGGTTGTCTTTGTCAATCGGCCGACCGTTGTCGTCTCGGCTGTAAAGACCAATCTCTTTCAAAAAGTGATAATGGTCGTACTCTTCTTCCTGATGGTTGATAAGCAAGAATTGACCTGACGAAATGATATTCTGGCCACGCTCAATCCCTACCTCAATGCCTTTCGCCTTGCTGCTAACATCATGGGCATTGTTCAAGGCTCCTCTTGTCCGGATACCTAGCTTATGCAATTCCTCTCGTAAGGATCTACACGCTGGGTCAATCCACACATCGGTATAGCGCATTTGATACTTGCTTACACACCACTGGATGAACGCTCGAAGCTCAACAGCGTAGGTAGACATAGCCTTGACTTGGCCAGTTTCAGCTCCGCTATGATAGTAATGAGCTACACGATTGAGTCTAAAGAAAGTCTTGTTGCCCTCTCTATGCTTAGTAACGATGTTACAAGCCATTGAAGTGGCGTCAGATTGTCCACCATCGCCCGTGAAATACATTTCTACAGGTTCACCAACTAAACTATCCCGAATGTTCTTCTCAAGGTCAAATAGGCCGTATATGACACCCTGAGGCATGACACGTTGGCCAAGTACATCCCGCTTGTATAGATAAGGGTTTTTCTTAAGTGATTGAATAATAGATTGCTTACGCTCTTCAGACAGAATCGGGTTGTCATCCATAGTCCAATGTGTCCAGCGTGTGTTTTGAACGTCGAATACATCCTTAATCACTGGATGCTGGGGTGCTGGAGGGTTTAGGTCGGCCAGATGATATCTGAGCTTAGCCGCCCACGTTCGTCTGAATGCTTCCTGGATAAAATCCATATTCAGGAGATTGATTTCGCAAAAGACTACTGATCCTAAAGACATACCAGTGATAGCACCTACACTATTGGCTTTACCGCCCCCTTTGTAGTAAACGCGCTTAGCGCCGTTCGGTGTATCGATTAAGAGGTGGTCCCCGTGCTCATCGTGCTTGACTTTGCAGTTGCCGTTGAAGATGTGCATTAGACCTGTACCGTCACCGTCAATAAATAGACGGTAGGCTTGCTCTTGGTTGTATGCAGCGATAAGATGATTTTCATCTGGAGACTCAATCAAGTACCTGGCATAGCGAAAATGACCAGCTGTTGTCTTGCCGCTTCGAGGGGTGCCCTCGTTGACTTCCAGCTCATAATTAAAAGGCCTGCGAATGATGTCAGCTTGTTTTCTCGAAAACTTAATCTTCAACTTCGTCACCGCCTTTGACTACTTCGAGCAAAGACTCCATAAGGCCAGTGTCAGACTTAGATCCTGAAAGCTCTTGCTCTCGTTTCTTGTTATCCAGCGCAAGACGCTTAATACGCTCTCTTTGTTCTTTCTTATCGAGAGTGTCCTTAGCATCTGTCGTTGTCAACTTACTAATCTGTTCAAAAGCTCGGACATTGCCCTTCATGGCTTTCTGCATCATAACCATGGCCAAAGCCATTTCATTAGTTGAGTCAAAACCCAACTCTTCAAGCTGTTTCTTCACGTTTGGGCTTGCGACCTCAGCTTGTAGAATCGTTTCAAAAGCCTTTTTTAGGTTTGCTTTTTTTCGTCGAGCTTTGCCTGAGGCAATCCCACCTTTTGAGCCATTTTCTCTAGCTTCGCTCTTGCTTCGTTTGTTAGCAGGTATCAAATTTTGCTCATTTGCCATCGCCTCACTTCCTTACTTTTTTAAAAAATTTCAACTCACTTTCTCAGCGGTAAGCCCCGTCTCTTCTTCCCAGCGCCTAATTGTTCGTGCGACGTAGATCGGGTCTAGTTCCATACCATAGTAGACACGTTCTGACTTTTCACATACCATGAGAGTAGAACCACCACCATTAAAACTATCAAGGACTCTGTCGCCTTTCTTGCTGGAGTTTAAAACACACCTAGCAATCAACTTCAAAGGTTTCATGGTTGGGTGAATGTCGTTTCTGACCGGCTTATCTTCGTAAAAGATAGTCGTTGGAGTTGTATCTTGCATGGTCTTGATATAAGAGATTAACTCGCTCTTAGACATATCTTTCAGATTTTCTTCATCTTCCTCGATGACGGTTGCTAGCGAGCGATTATCTACAAAATAGTGACTCGCTCCATCTTTCCAGCCATATAGGCAGGGTTCGTGCTTCCATTGATAGTCTTGACGACCTAACACAATAGCATTCTTTACCCAAATGATTGATTGTTTTAAGAGCCAACCTGTCTCTTTGACTGCTGCTCTAAAATTCAATCCTTCCGAATCTGCATGCCAGATATAGAATGCCCCTCCTGGTTTCAAATGGTTGTTTGCGACTGCGAATGCGTCTCTCAAAAATTGCCTGAAGCTGACATCGTCCATGCTATCGTTTAGGATTGTCATAGCTTCCTCGGTTCCGCCCTGATAGGCCACGTTGTATGGTGGGTCGGTTACATAAAGGTCAATTGTTTCTCCATCGATCAGTCGAGCCATGTCCTCTGCTGATGTGCTATCACCGCACATTAAACGATGACGTCCTAATTGGAAGATGTCTCCACGTTCAACGCCTGTTTCTTCCTCTTGAGAAAATTCTCTGGCTTCTTCTGGATCCTCGGACTCCTCAAAGTCGTCCAAAGAGTAATCAATATCCTCAAACCCAAACATAGTCATATCCAAACCCTCTACACTTTCAAGTTCAGCATAGAGCAGCTCAGTATCCCATTCTGCGATTTCGCCTACTTTGTTATCAGCAAGCCTGAACGCTTTTATTTGTTCTTCTGAAAGGTCGTCTGCAATTAAGACCGGGACGGTTTCAAGTTTCAAAAATTGTGCGGCCTTATATCGTGTATGCCCGTTTATAATTTCGCCATCTTTGCTAGCTACAATCGGGACTTTAAAGCCGAATTCTCTGATTGAATTGGCAACAGGTTCTACCGCTTTTTCATTGTTTCTGGGATTGTTCTTGTAAGGAGTTAACCAACTTAAAGGCTTGTCAATGATTTTCAATTTTTCCTCCGAAACCAAAAAACACACATCAAAAGATATGTGTTTCTCGGGTTATATAGTCTTTGACTTTGCTTTTCACAGTCGATTCTGTGAAATGGGAACAACTGGAATTGAACCAGTGGCCTCCTAGGCTTCAACTAGGCGCTCTACCGACTGAGCTATATTCCCTTAAAAAGAGAGGGGAGGGCTCGAACCTCCAAGGCCATTACAGCCCCCTGACATTACAGGTAACCATCTACCAATTCTGAGACCTCTCTCTTCAATTCTTGACACTACCATTCTAACAGAATTCGCGCTTCATGCTTGTACAGTTACTATCATTTACTATCAATTCTGTAAGAATGACATCAAGCTCATTCACTGCCTGCTTTTTCAAGCGGTAATAAGTAGGAGAACTCATGCCGCCCATGGTTTCGCAGATATCATCCACATACATCTTATTGATGTAAGTCATTCTCAGCACCGTTCTATGTTTCGGATTTTTCAGCTGATTGATCAATCTACCAAGTTCAAGCTTCCTGTTGATAACCTCTTTAGTATCCTGCTCAATTGCCTCTTTCATGACGATAAGCTGAGCATACACATCATCAACTTTTCTAGTCTGGCCACCTTGAACTTTAACATCTGACCACTTCGGACTTGAGAGCAAACCCGCCTCAAGCTCGTTGATTTCGTCAATCCTGCTCTGAATATCCATATCAAGATTTTGCAATTCGTTTAAAAGCTCTTTAGCCTTGCTCACACTCTCTGTCTCCTTTTATGATATAATAATCTTATTGTTGTTTTAGCTGAGGCAGAGAGTGCCTTGGCTTTTTTTAGTACTGATTAAGGATTTTTACAACTTCAATTAGCGGTAACGGCACTCTGATTTGTTTTTCTTCGTATGAGAAGAACCTAGGGATTTTGAAAGTAATTAGAGTTTCACTTATTCCAGTTTGAACCATTGTGTCAATGCGGTCAACCAATCCACTATCGAAAGCTACATAACTCAGCACGATAATTCTTGGCATTTCTTTCCTGACAAGTCTTTGTCTTCCTGAATACGGATATTTTCTAGGTTTCATTCTTTCTCCTCCAAAAGTTCTGGATTTTCGTAGATGTTGTCCACGGCCTCGCAATCAGTATGTCGTAGCCACAATTTAAATCCGTGTTGTTTGGATTCAAGAATATACGCTCCACCTCGATGCCTTACAACTTCATAATAAGTCGGTTCAGAATAGACATCCTTAGCCATTTTGACTACATCCCCCTCAAAGATTTCCTTACCGTTCTTATCCTTCAGTCCTGTTGACTGCATGATGACTAGATTGTCAACGAAAACATAATCTGGACTAACAAAGACAGAGGATTGGTCAACTACTACAACCTGTCCGCTTTCTGTTATTGCGAAAGTATCTTTAAACATCTCTTTATTCGTGGTATCCCACGCTCTAAATTTTGGAATCATTCTTCCACCTCCTCAATCTCAACCCCCGGGCAATCAAATACCCAGCTGAATCCTGCTTCTTCTAGTTCTTTGCGGGTGTGAGTTCGACCTTCGACAATGGTTCCAAGCGTATCAATCCAAATCCAACTATCGTTATGTTTGATACGAGTCAAAACGCCTCCAGTTGAAGAAATATTAAGCATTACAACCTTATATTGTTTCTCTCGCTCAACCTCATAGCCGTCCAGCCACGCTCGAGCGAATGTTTCTTGGTTACTTGTCTTTTTAATCCAGCAAATAAGTTCATCACTTTTATTCCACTGTTTCATAAAATCTGGATTCATAGCAGTATATAACCCTATCGCCAAATTTTCTTTACAAACCTCAATCCAATCAGCCACAAACTGCGGGATTTTGACTTTCTCACGTTCAATCATACCCTCAAACTTGCCTTGTTCATATCCCTCGCGCCATTTTGCATGGCTGAAATCCTGCTCAAATTCGCTCATGATGGCTTTCAACCAGACTTCTCTATCATGCGCTGGCAATTCTCGCAAGCGAGCTAGTATGTTCTTGACATAACGAGGCGCTTCTTCAGCATGCCCGGAAGATAGTTCGTCTAGTTCTTCAAAGATTGTTTTGATATCTTCCCACCAAACCGCATACCCCTGAAAATTTCCAATTATTGTTTTTCGTTCTTCGATTTTCTTAATCAATTCCTGCTTATTCATCTTCCTGTTCCTCTCAAATACTCAGGTTGCTCGTAAACATTACCTATAACTTCATTTTCTTCAATTTCAGTCCATAAATTTACTGCTTCACTGCCTGTATCAATTACCCAAGCTCCTTCAAGTTGCTTAACAACCCCTATTATTTCCTTGTCATACTCATAAAAACCACCCACTTCGTCAGCTCTTCCAAAAAATCTAGTGGTTTTCACAATGTCGCCCTCAAAGATTTCTTTTCTTGACTCTGAATTATCCAAAATATCTGTAAAACGCATGATTTCGCATTGTTCCCAAGAATAATCATCAAAGCATGTGTCACAATCCAAACGCTGACAGCCTCTAACTGTTACGGTCTTATCTCTGTAGTCTATATAGACAATATCTTCAGGCCAAAACATCTTAGACAGCTCTTTCACAAATACTCTTATTTTTAGCATCAGTTTCCAACTCCTCTCAAATAATCAGGGATTTCGTCCCCTATATTTAAACTCTCATACTGTTCCTTGGTCACAAGAAACTTGCCGTAAGGGCCAGCGGTCACTGTGTAGCGACCCTCTATGATTTCCTTGTCCGTGATCCTGCCGGGCATTTCTGCGCCGGCATTGTCCGCTTGATGGATGATAATGGGCTGTCTCTGCTCCAGTTCTTTTATGTGGACGCTCTGCCAGACGTTTAGTCCGACAGAAAATATAATCATGATTGCGACAAATCGTTTCAATCTGTGACCTCCTTGATTTTAGCAAATAAGATCTTGTCAAGATTGATCAACACGATCTCTTCACCAAGATTGATTTCAAAAAGCTGCTTGTTTTTAAAACTAAGCTTTAAACCATTGATGAAATCCTCTCTATCTGTTTTGAATTCTATTTGCTCATTTGGTCCAATGATAAAAGTTACTCTCTTCATCGCTTTACCTCCTCAACTCATTTTATGGCTTTCCAGCTCGGCAAATTCCTGACCATGATTTACAAAATAAGAGCCGATCAGGATTGCGTCAGCTTCATCGTCTTTGACGTTCAGGTCGAATTCATCTGATACTTTAGCTACTGCCTGCAGCTTCATGGACTTCTTACTTCTGTCCTTATAGCTAAACTTCCAGTACTTGCGCCACGTAGAGACATTGACGAAGAATACATTATCAGCAATCAGCCGGCCAAGGATAATACCTGTCACAATTCCGATGCTAATCATAGATTATTGATTCGGTCCCATGACTGAGTTTTTCTCGACCACAATAGACCCAAAAGGCTCATTGTATTTCTGCAGCGTTCTTGATTGAACCGCTCGCAATTCGCTAGCCATGAAGCGCCCGCGCTCAAAGTATGACTTGCTTTTATGTTTTAAGACACCACTCTGGACAAGGTCAGAGCCGTGAAAGACGGCCCATCCTGTCGCAGTAGTAGAAATGTCTAATGATAGTGTCAGATCGCTCATTCAAGTTCTCCTCTAAACCCGCATAAGTCAAAGAGGTTTTGCTTGTTGTTTTCAATAAATTCGAAGAATTTCTGAAGCTCGGCCAAGTTTCGCTTCTCAGCTTTGACGCCTAAGCTAGAATGATACTCTGTCGGTTCTTTCGGTGTTGCCTTTACATCTAGCCAATAGAGCGGCTCAAAGATGTCCCCGCTCTCATCAAGGGACGGTTCAGCATCCTGATTCTTAAATTGCATCTGGATATAGTACTTAATCTTATTTGTCACTGTGATGATCTTATCTACGATTTCAAGGCTGATGGTTGTACCTGGTATATCAATTTTGTTTTGCATTTGTTGCTCCTTTTTCAAAAAAACGCGACTGCCTTTGTGTGAGTTTGGCTAAATACGGGCAGTCGCTCGTCCAAGGTCACATGACCGATTGACGTTTTCTAGTTCGCTTTTATCGTGGTTCACGGCACGTTGGAAATAGTTGGTTATTTTTTATCTTTTCTAGCGCTACGTTCGCCGACCAGATAGCCAAGAAATAGCCATACTAGCGCCATACCTACACTTTTGATAAATTCGATCATTCTTAATCCACCCCCTCATATAAACTTCTTCCTAATTGCTCCTCAAAGTCTTGTTGATTTTGAGGGTCTAGCATTGCTAGAGATGTTACAATTTTTATTTTTGTCTCTCTACACGGCTGATAACCATATTTCGCATATCTCATAAGCCTATTAAATGTACTAACTGGATAAGGTAAATTACCATCAACCACTAGACGTTTTGTATGCAAGTGTTCAAAAAAATCTTCGTGAAACAATACTTCAAAAACAGCCATATAATCATCTTCGTCCATATTGTCATAGTTTTTGTAATAAGCAAATTTTGTTATTGTAAAATCAAAATTTGAGATGGCTTTTCGGGGAGTCCCATAAGTATTTCTGATAAGTTCAAGACGAACTTTTTCTTTTACTGAATATATTGACCAACAATTTTTGTTTTCATACGAAAAGCGCCAATTTTGGGGTTCGTCTTTCATTTGTTGCTCAAAATATCTTTTGGCTTCAAAAAAATCTTGTTCACTTTCAAAAAAAATATCTAAATCTTTAACATGTTCGTTGTTAAATATGTTTTTGAAACACCCTCCAGCAATAAAGCCTTTGTGTCCTGCAAGAAATTTGTCAAGCCACCAAAGCTGCCGATAATTAAGTAAATCACTTGTTTTAAATGTCATCTTCCCCTCCTAGATTGCTCCACCAATCAATCAGGTCTTCCTGATTATCTCTGATATACTCTTCGAAAATTCCAAATTGTAAGATTGCCCGCCTCAAGCAGTGCATTCCCTCTCCACTTCTTGAGCAAAAGCCCATAACCTCGAATGCAGGTTCAATGCTTTTGAGTGTTTCTTGGGTCTGGTCATCAAGATTAAAGGCCACCTCACTTTTTAAGCTGAGGTCTAGGAAGAACTCAGCTCCTAGATTGTGAATAACCCGTAAACCTCGGCCGTCTGAGTAGATGGCAACATTGTCTGAAACTTGTCTAATTTCCATGGTTTCATCTCCTAAAATGGCAATAATTCAATTATGATAAAATCGTCCTCAACTACTTTGACTTTATCAACATACGCATTCTGTAACTCTTCTTCTGTGTAATACATTGTTCTGTTTTCAACGTTGCTGTTCCAACAGATAAAAATAGGTTTTAGTCCAGGCCATCCAGATCTGCCAAATAACGCAATACATTCTTCTTTGTTTTGATGTATAGCAAATGTAATGCCATGCGGACAGCCTGTGTCATGAGTTGCTAGTATGTCTTTTACTTGTTTACTCATCAAATCACCTCCACACGCTGGCTCAGCGCTTTCGATTTGCAATATTCGCAATGGCCGCATGGCTTCGCTTCCTCCTCGCCTCGCTTGACCTTGTCAAGACGCTGGATGAGCATAGACAGCTCGGTCAACTCATAACCGAGTTTTTCTTGGGTTTGAAAGACAATCGCTCTGGTGTCAGGAGCCGGCTCTTTCGTCACCGCGTAAATTACGGGTGTAAATTCACGGCCATATTCTTCTTCCAGCATCTTCTTGTAAGCCGCCATCTGAAGAACATACCCCCAAGCCTCAAACCAGCGAACCTGAATATTTCGGCCACTTGCTTCATCATTAACCCAGACCATGCTATCAATGTCTGATTTTGTGGTCTTAATATCCACGAAATACCCTTTTTCAACATTGAGACAGTCAATCTTTCCTTTGAATTCCACGCCTTCGATTTTGCCTGTTACAGCGACCTCTTTTTGGCCGACATAGTAATCCATGAACTGCTTGTCAGCCTCCAATCGCTCAATCATTCGCTGACCGACCAGAAAGTCAGATTTTAACTGACCTTTGGTCTTTCCAGCTTTTGAAACCATGGTATCTGCGTTTTCATCCATAAACTTCTTGTGTGCTTCTGGGCTCTCAAAATAGCTGTGGACCATGTTTCCAACCAAGAGAGCCGTGTTGTCTCTCTGATCTTCCCATTCTCCTTCCAGCTCGGCCAAAGCCCGTGCTTCACACTCTCTAAACCGCTTATATTGCGAGATAGACCAGTAGCGACGTGCAGAAGCTGCTGAATAGTAATCTTTACCAAGTAAGTCTTGTGTCATTCCATTTCCACCTTCACTGATTTTGACTTCGGCTCAAAACGAACGCCGTGAGAATTAAGCCATTCTTTGAACTGCTCTTTAATTTCCTTTGCGTTCTCTGCCGGGAAAATCAAATCCACAGTAAATTTGTAACCATATTTTTTAGCCACGTTATCAGAAGCCGTATTTTGCGATTTTCGGCCTGTTTCTTGTTCGCTGGCGCTATTCCCCTCCGAAGCCGTTTCAGTTTTAAAATCAGGCTGATTTTGGGCGTAGGATTGATTCTGAGTGTTGCGTTCTGCTTCTGCTTGAGCTTGTCTCAACTCATCTGCGTCTGCGTGCAAAATATTGATAACATCCAGAGCGGAACAACCTTCATTGAGCAAATCAACATATTTTTCAGGATTCAAGCCTTTGGCTTCTGCGATAGCAGTCATTTCTTCGATTCGCTGTTTCAGCTTCGCTTCTGCTTTCGTGCGGTCGGCCAGCTCTTTATCATCAAGGATTGCTTGCAAGATATCAGCTAGCTTTGCCCCTTCATCATATCTGCGAATGTAGACAGCTGGCCCAAAGCCAGCTTTAGCGGCTGCTTCTGTAATTTGGATAAGTCCAGCTTCACGTTGTTGCTTCTTTGCCGCTTCTTCGGCTACCAGATCAACAATCAATTTCGAAGTCGCTTGATTGATCCGCACATTATCAGCCATAAAACACTTCTTCTTGCTGAGATCATCAAAGTAAATAGCAAACAGCTTGATATCAAGATCGGCTCCGCTATCTGCGATTGCAGATTCAAAGGCTTCTCTGACTGTTTCCTTGCGAGCTTCTGTCGCTCTCTCTTCAAACTCTTTAATCTGATCTTTAATGTCAGCCTGCAAAGTTTTGATAGGGTCTAATATGCTATCTACCCACGTCTTCACTTCATCAAGAGGTTTAGAGTATTCCGAGAGTTGATTTTTAAGTTCTTGTTCAATCTGGCGCTGCACCCGTCCCAATTCGTCTTTGACCTTGGTATCATCCGACAAAGTTTCTTCTGTCACGATATAGCCAGCGTATTTCTTTTGATAAGCTGCTAAAGCTTGTTCTAAAACTTCCTTACCTTGGATTTCGATTTCGGCAGCTTTCAGGACAAAACCGACCTCTAAATCTGACACCGGAACGAGTTCTAGGCTATCCGTTACATCTTTCAATTCTTCAGTCATTCTAAAAATCCTCCCCTTCTAGCATGTCCATTTGGCCAGTTTCTGGCTCTTGGTCGATTACTTCGCCTGTTTCTTGGTCAAAATCTGGGATTTCTTCTGCTGGGTAGCTTGTATCTGTGGTTGTCAACTCCTGGTTGATAACCTCTTTTTTGGTGTTTTCAGCCTCTTCTTTAGAAGTTCCAAGGATGCCATCCAATGTTTCAGCCTCTTCTCTCACTGGTTCAGCATCTTTCATTTGACGCTCATTGTCATACTCGTCAGCGATTGTGTTATTGATTGCTCCAGCGAACAAGTCGCTGTCATTGCTTGTATTGATAAACATTTTGGCAGCTCGGTTGATAACCGTACGCATGGCCATCTGGTCAGGAAAATCGATTTGGACATTTTTTGTTTTCGCTTTAGACCAAGACTTATCAATTTGTTTTTTAGTCATGACTTCCAGAAACTCTTCTCCATCCGTACGAGTGATGATGCAATAAGCGGCAATTATTGGATTATCTGCATTCCGCCAATCTGTCTCATGTTTGACTAACTTCTTACGCCCGTTTTCAACCGATACCTCTAGCGTATCCCCTTCGTAAACAACATTTGCAGTAACATCTTTCACCTCTTGCAAATCCTTAGTGACTTTAATGGTCCCAAAATACGACATTCTCAATTGAACGTCAGAGCCGTATTTGATAAAGTAACATTGCTTTTTAGCCGGACTTAGTCCTTGGGTTACCATTTCTAATAATGCGTTATAAACGCTATCTTGTGTACATTGCTGCAGTAGATTCCCGCTACTGGAATTTTTCAGCGCATAGTATGCCGAACTCAAGGCATTGCTCACGCTATAGTTTGGTGCGATCAGGAGTCCTTCACCCTTCATTGCTTCGATTCGTGTCGCAACATTTGATGTAACTTGCTTCTGTGTCAATTCATTCGTCATTTTTGATTTCTCCTATGTATTCATGTTAATTCTGCGGCTAGACATACTGTTTAAGTTATCCAATTCATTGTTGTAATCTTGAATAAGTTGCAAATTCCTGTCAATGAAGCGTTCTACAACTTGACCTAGAAGTTCTTGTGTTGTCACACCTCTTAATCCAGCAAGAAGTCTGATATATTCTTTTTGTTTTTCAGAAATCTCTGCTCTTATAAATGACTTGTCTTTGTTAGCTATCTGTGCCATTTCCTCCCCCCCTTATACTGTATAAAGCTCTTCGCCTGTTTCATCGTCACAAATTCCTAGACCTCCTAGCGCTCTATAATTTTGTGCAACTTGATTCCAATAGCTCATATTTTGATAGTATGTTGATTCTGATATTTGTTCGTAACTCATTTCCTTCTTCCTTTCATTTTCTTCAGATTCCATCTCTCGCGCTTCAGGCGCCTGTTTTCGCGTCGTAGCGCTAGGATTGTATCCTGTTGCTCGTCGATAATCTCGCCTAGCTCCTCGCCTAAATGAGTGTAAGCTCTGCGCCATTCGGCGATTTCTGCTTGTAATTCCTCGATCATACATCATCCCCCACATAGACCCAGCTACTCCCATTCCAGACCCAATTGTCCGGATCAGGGCGCTCAGGTTTTTCAATCGGTGGTTGCAGCGTGTCTATCCTGTCATAATTAAACATGAGCATATACCTTCCCGAGCTCGAGGACTCGCTTCACATATCTAGCCTTGGATTCTAGACCTAGATCCAGTAGTTCGTTTTTTTCTTCATGGTTGGCCAACAACCACACCCGATTTTCAAGCTCAACTCTCGTCATCTTCTTTTACCTCTTCCTTCGTTTCTTCTACCTCTTTAACCATAGTCTTCTTCAAGCGAGCTGTCGCTTCGTCAACCGATTTGCCTTTTAGGACATCGTCTAAAAGATGGCTCGCGTCATGCATCGCCTGAGCTTTCGCTTTGGCTGTTTCGTTGTCTGGGAAAATTCCTATTTCTTGTCCGAGTAAAAAGGCAAGGCTGAAATCGTGCATTTCTCTCTGCAGTTGTTTTACTTGATTAAGCGTTCGTTGTGCTTTAAACATATTTTTTCTCCTGTGGATAATTTTATAGAATCCCCTATATATTATTTATGAGGACTATTAGTTTGTTTTGGGTTAGTATTTATTACTAAGTTAGTGCCGTGAGGCTTAGATTGTTGTAAGTTAGTACTTATTGTATAGTTAGTACTTATTAGAGGGCAATTTTGTTCAGGGCAATTTTGTTCAGGGCAATTTTGTTCAGGGCAATTTTTGCCTAGTGCACCTAAGGTTTGTTTCTTTCTGTGGATAACTCTTTCTCAAGATTAGTTTTTAGATACTCAAAATAATCATCTGAGATAGGTACGTCCGAAAAAAATCTATAAGTTTTCGCTCCTCTATTGCCGCCGAAACTATGCTTGACCACTCTCATGTAGCCAGCCTCTTCCAATTTTTTGAAATGTCTGTTGATTGTTCGCCTGCTAATACCTAATCGTCTAGCAATTTCCTCTGGATAGACAATCCAATCAGCCTTGTTTGTCAATATGACCATCAAGATTCCTATTGTGGCAGGGTCAAGAGTTTGGTCTTGCGCAAAAGCGTTGTTTACAGCCGTGTAATTCTCGTGCGTATTCCTGATTATATACTGCATAGCTCATACTATTTCTCCTTTGCGGCCAACAGCTCTTGGTAGAGCTTTAGCAATCTGCCTTGGCGTTCCCATTCATCAAAAAGGTGTCTGTACGCTTTTCGGGTTTCTATCAAATCGTCGTTCAATTCAATCGCCAACGAACGCCAACGCTCGGCTTCATCTGGCAGAGTGAGAACCTCTGGTTCTTCCGTGAAAAAGTAATTTTTAATTTTGTCAATTAACCTCATTGATTAAATCCTTTCTGTATAGATGCCTTTGATGACATTGTAGTAAGTGTGACCCGCTGGAATAACATAGCCAGTCAAGTCTTCGATGACGGAGCCATCTGCCATTATATTGATAATGCGTGGTTCCCATTTCTTTTTATTGCTTTTCATGATATAATCCTTTTGTAAAGTATTTTTCGTTAGCGCCTGATTGCCGTCAGGTGCTTTTTGTCGCCTTCTAATCAGATTTTTCTGTCTCGTTTTGAGTTTTGGCAATAAAGTCTGAGTAGGCTCGGTCAAACGCTCCTAAAATTTGAAGATCCACGGCCACGTCGTCGACTTCAAGGATATCTGGTGTAAATGTGACGGTGGCTTTTGGTTTTTTGTCCGCTGACATTTCTAACTTAAAATCAGTAACGCCACGCCCTAATTCCCAGTCGTTTATTTTTATTGAGTAACCTGACGACTTTAGACATTGTCCTTCGGTCGGTTCTTGCTTTGGTTTTACACTCACTTTTAATTCATTCATGTTTGCTCCTTTCTACGCTATTTGGTGTTCCCCTTCGGGAACGGTATTGTCAAAAAAAATAATAATCTTTTCCATAGGTAGACCAAAAATCAGAGTGATTTTGGCCAATTCATCAGCGCCGATAGAAACAAGTCCATTTTCGCGCTTTGCGTAGGGTGTTCGTGTTTTCCATCCCATGCGGTGAGCGACTTCATCTTGAGTCATACCGCTGGCAATGCGTTCAGCTTTTAATCGTTTGAGATTGACTGTCATTCCGTGTACTCCTTTTTATTAGTTTAGTTCCCGTTTTGGAACGATTTCATTATAACTCCAGCTGTTCCATTTTGTCAACTATTTTTGTTAAAAAATATTAAAAAAATGTTTTTTTGTGTTTCCCTTGTATATTTTCGGGAACGGTGGTATAATGAAAATACCAAATCAAAGGAAAGGGAAAATATGAGAACCAACGATGAAATCATCTCACTTATTCAAAAGAATATAGATGAAAAAGATATTTCGATGAGCGAGTTGGCTAGACGGGTTGGAATTGCCAAGTCAACAATGTCAAGATATTTCAACAAGACAAGGGAGTTTCCACTTAACAGAGCGGATGACTTTGCTAGGGTTCTAGGCATTACACCAGAATACTTGTTGGGTATCCAAAAAGAAAACAAAAAAGTTCCGTCTGAAATAGTTATGATTTATGAAAAACTAGAACAACCTAGGCAGGAAAAAGTCCTTGAATTTGCCAAAGGACAACTTGATGAGCAGGAAAATTCTAAGATTGTTTCTATATTCGAAAAGATAAGCAATGAAGATTATATCATTGACTACGTCGAGGGTTTGGTAGCTGCAGGACATGGAACATTTCAGGAAGACAATTTGCACATGGAGGTCAAGCTCAGAGCTGCTGACGTGCCAAATAAGTATGATACTATCGCTAAAGTGGCAGGTGACTCAATGGAGCCGTTGATAGAAGACAATGACCTGCTCTTTATCAAAGTTGCTAGTCAAGTCGACGTGAACGATATCGGTATTTTCCAAATTAACGGTAAAAACTTTGTCAAAAAATTGAAAAGAGATTATGATGGTTCTTGGTATTTGCAAAGTTTGAATAGTGGATATGAGGAAATTTACTTGACGGAAGACGATGACATCCGTACAATCGGAGAGGTCGTAGATATTTATAAGGTTTAAAAATAATTATGTGCAATCACTGAACCACATTAAAAGCTGGGAGGAAATTTCATGAAAAAACTATTATCTTTAGGCGTACTTAGCCTTTCTGTAGTCGCTCTTGTCGCGTGCTCTCAAAGTTCTAGTGGTTCATCTGACACAAGCTCAAAATCAGAAGCCAAGACAGAGCAATCAAGTGAATCTAACGTGCCTACAGAGTATAAGACCGCTGTCAAAAAAGCAAAGCAATATGCTAACACAATACACATGTCTAAAGAGGGTCTGCGCACCCAATTGGTAGATATCGAAAAATATTCTCAAGAGGCTGCTGACTATGCTGTTGATAACGCCGACATTGATTATAGCAAGCAAGCGATAGAAAAAGCGAAACAATACCAAGAAACTATTGCTATGTCTCCAGAAGCTATCCGCACTCAACTAGTAGACATTGAAAAATTTACCCAAGAAGAAGCCGACAACGCAGTCGCTAATCTAAACTAACGAAAAAAACCTCATGCTCTCCAGTCGCCAAACGTGGAGCATGAGGTCCGTAACAAGAAAGGATTTTCATGGAGATAACCTCGCATGATCTCTTTTCTTGTACCTATTTTATCAAAAAAGGGGTACAAATACAATGATTACAACAAATAAAGTGGCTATCTATGTCAGGGTATCAACGACAAAACAGGAAGAAGAAGGGTACTCTATAGACGAACAAAAAGCTAAACTCTCTAGCTACTGCAGCATCAAAGACTGGAGCGTCTACAAAATATATACGGATGGAGGATTTTCAGGATCTAACACAGAGCGTCCGGCACTAGAAAGGCTCATCAAAGACGCTAAAGACAAGAAGTTTGATACGGTGCTAGTCTATAAGCTAGACCGCTTGAGTCGTAGTCAAAAAGACACTCTTTATCTGATTGAGGAAGTTTTCATCAAAAACGACATAGAATTCTTGAGCCTTCAGGAAAATTTTGATACTTCGACGCCTTTTGGAAAAGCTATGATCGGCCTCTTGGCCGTGTTTGCTCAGCTCGAGAGGGAGCAAATCAAGGAACGCATGCAGTTAGGTAAGCTAGGCCGTGCCAAGTCTGGTAAGTCCATGATGTGGGCTAAAACATCCTACGGCTACGACTACCACAGAGAGACAGGCACAATGACCATCAATGAGCTGGAAGCGGTCGCTATTAGAGATATTTTTGAATCTTACTTAGCCGGGATGTCTATCACCAAGCTGCGAGACAAACTTAATGAAAAATATCCAAAAACTCCAGCATGGCACTACAGGATTGTTAGAGGAATTCTGGCCAATCCCGTGTATTGCGGGTACAATCAATACAAAGGTCATGTCTTCCCTGGTAATCACGAGCCGATTATCACCGAGGAAGACTTTAATAAGACCCAAGAAGAACTCAAAATAAGGCAGATAGCAGCTGCTCAATTCTCAAACAACCCTAGACCATTCAGGGCTAAGTACATGCTGTCAGGCATAGCTCAATGTGGTTACTGCGGAGCGCCTCTACAGATTACTCTAGGTGTTAAGCGAAAAGACGGGAGTCGTAACATCCGCTATCAATGTAAAAACAGGTTCCCTAGGACGACAAAAGGCGTGACCGTCTACAACAACAACCAAAAGTGCGACTCTGGATTTTATGACAAGTCCGACATTGAGAAATATGTCTTGAAAGAAATCAGTAAACTGCAGCATGACGACGAATATATTGAAGAGCTATTTGCCGAACAGGAATTTTCCATAGATCGAGCAGCCTACCAGAAACAAATTGATGTCTTGTCGAATAAAATCAGCAAACTTAATGATCTATACATAGATGACCGCATCACATTAGACGAATTACAGATAAAGGCTGCTGAATTTTCTAGTCAGCGAGCTGTGCTAGAGGAAGAGCTAGGCAATGACCCTGCAATTAAACGGCTGAAAAGAAAAGAGGACATGAAACAGATACTAAACACTGACGACATATTAACTATGGACTATGATCATCAAAAATTTATTGTTAGGTCTTTAATAAACAAGGTCCAGGTAACAGCCGAGGACATAGTTGTTAAGTGGAAAATTTAG